GACCTCGATACCGACTCAAACGGCCGCTGGTCAGTTGAGAAGTTCAAGGGCCTGATGTTCCAGCTCGAGCGCGAAGCTAACCGCATCGCTCGTGAGACTCGTCGCGGTAAGGGTAACGTGATCCTCTGCTCGTCAGACGTCGCGTCGGCTCTTCAGATGGCGGGTGTTCTCGACTACACACCGGCTCTGAACTCGAACAACCTGCAGGTTGACGACACGGGCAACACATTCGCTGGCGTCCTGAACGGTCGCTTCCGCGTCTACATCGATCCATACGCGATCGGTGGTAACTACTTGACAGTAGGCTATAAGGGTTCTTCAGCATTCGATGCTGGTCTCTTCTACTGCCCATACGTACCACTCCAGATGGTACGCGCTGTTGACCAGGCAACCTTCCAGCCGAAGATTGGCTTCAAGACTCGTTACGGAATCGTCGCCAACCCGTTCGCCGAGGGTCTCACCAAGGCGGCAGGCGCGCTCGACGTCAACTCGAACGTCTACTACCGCAAGGTTATCGTAAACAACCTGATGTAATCGGGAAGAACAAGAAACGCGTACTCAGGGGGAGCTTCGGCTCCCCCTATTTTTTTCTATAAATAGCAGCATGATAGTGATTCCGAAGAAAGTACTGGTCACTCTCGACGTGTTCTACTACATGCCGAAGCACGTACACCTAATCAACGAGTTCCTGTGGCAGACCGAGGATACCTACCCCAAGTTCGAGAGAGTGCACACGTTCATGGACTTCTGGAAGACATCGATCAACGCCGTGATATCAGAGGTGGTGATGGCCTACTGCGATCATGGAAAGTGGACTAAGGTGGACTTCGAAAGGACGATACGATAATGTCGGCACTCGACTCAAACCCGGCGAACAAGAACTTCCTCTCGCCGCTGAACTTCTCGTTCAAGATCAAGAAGGCTCCGTACACTAACTTCTTCATACAGAAAGTGAACGTGCCGCGCATGTTTCTGCCAGAAGTAACTGTGCCTACTCCCTTCATAAACCTTCCCAAGCCTGGCGACCACATCACCTTTGACACTCTCTCAATAACGTTCAAGGTCGATGAAGACATGACGAACTACATGGAGATCTATACTTGGCTCGTGGAAATGGGCAAGCCGCAGAACTTTGACCAGTACGCCACTATTCAGAATCAAGATCCTATGACTGGACTCGGCATATACTCAGACATCGAGATTGAGATACTCGACGGCAAGAGGAATGCGAACTACGGAGTAGTGTTTCAGGACGCCTACCCAACAGATCTCGGAGAGCTCCAGTTCGACTCAACGGCCGAGGACATAGACTTCGTCACCGCGTCAGCTACGTTCAAGTACAAGCTCTATACGATAGAAAAAGTATAACTTTTTCCTTCCAATTCCTGAAATCTATGGTATAATAGGAGTATACTCCTTAATATACTATTGGTGTTTGCTTGAAGATTGAAGAGATACGAGAGGCGTGGGACGTCGACTCTGCCATAGACAAGACGGAGATCGGCGACGAGTCGCTGAAGATACCTAAGCTCCACGCCAAGTACATGAGGATGCTCTCGGACGAGAGGCTCCTGCTGAGAAAGCTGGAGTCTGACCTCAAGGTGCTGAAGAGAGACAAGTACGAGTTCTACACTATGGGTCCGACCAAGGAGCAGAAAGACCTCGGGTGGGAGCTACCGGCTAGAGGTATGGTCCTGAAGCAGGACATAAATATATATATGGAGGCCGACAGGGAGGTAGTCGCCCTGACGCTGCGGATAGGTATGCAGCAGGAGAAGGTAGAGATGCTCGACTCCATCATCAGGTCTATCATGAACCGAGGGTACCAGCTGAAGACGGCCCTCGATTTCTTAAAGTTTACAATGGGAGGTTAGTCATGGACAAGTCTATCAACGATCAGATCACGGACGCTTATAATCTCTACTTAGAAGAGAACAAGCGATTCAAGGAAAAGGGAGTGAAGGCTTCTGCGGCTCGAGCCCGCAAGGCTCTCGGTGAGCTGAGAAAGCTGGCGGGAGAGAGGCGCAAGGAGATCCAGGCCGAGAAGGAAGCCCTGGCTCAGAAGTAATGGACGTAGTTCGAGTCGCTAGGTACGACGAGACCTACGACAAGATAGTATGCGATCCCGGAGTAGCTCAGGAGATATCTGACTACTTCACCTTCGTGGTACCCGGCGCCAAGTTCATGCCGGCCTACAAGAACAAGGTGTGGGATGGTAAGATTCGCATATTTCATATGCTGCACGCTCTCCTCTACTGCGGTCTTCGGCCGAAGCTCGAGGAGTTCTGCCGCGAGCGCAACTACCTCATAGAGTACGACTTCGACACGACTCACCGCGAGTTCTCTCTCGTGGAGGGAGAGGAGTTCGCAAAGGGGCTGGGGCTGACGCTGAGCCCTCGCGACTACCAGATGAAGGCCTTCGTCTCCGGAGTGAGAGAGGGGCGGGTGCTATTCCTATCGCCCACGGCTTCGGGTAAGTCTCTCATCATCTACCTCCTCACTCGGTACTACGAGAAGAAGACTCTGGTAGTGGTGCCGACGGTGTCTCTCGTTCACCAGATGGTGTCGGACTTCGAGAGCTACTCGGGAAAGAAAGAGGACGCGCACAAGATACACTCAGGGCAGGAGCGCGACTCGGACTCGAGGATTGTCGTCACCACGTGGCAGTCGATCTACAAGCAGCCGAAGTCCTGGTTTGACCAGTTCGAGGTCGTAATCGGCGACGAGGCGCACCTGTTCAAGGCCAAGTCGATGATCACCATCATGGAGAAGATGAGCGGGTGTAAGTACAAGTTCGGGTTCACTGGCACCCTCGACGGCACGCAGTGTCACGA